TACATCCGTAAATAAACCTTGAATACTGCCTATAGCATTAACTTTATTTGATAGGTCAGACCTATAATCAATCTCTTCCTGCGTGAGAGGTGCTTTCATTTTAAGAGTGAAGTTATTTAAATAACTCTTAAGCCCTTTATTCAGAAGAAATAGGCTAATAGCATCAGTAACCATCTGTATAAGAGCATTTTGAACTCTTTTAACACCTTTTGCAAATTCGCTTGATAGGATAGCTAATGATGACCCACCGTTAAAGCCAGCTGCATCATCAGTCCAGCCGTAGTACTGTTTGGGTACTCCATAAGCAGAATAAAACTTATTATTCCAATAATCAAGGTCTGCGAGATTTTTTACATCTACATCGCCACCGACAGCTTCAATAGTAATATTACCTTGACCGCCATGAGTAGCAAAATAGATATTATTTTCTATAGGTCCAGGATTATTATATTCGTTCATAGAGTTTCCGACATTAACAGCACTTTTCTGTTCCATCATTTCTTTTACTCTACGTAAAGTTTGCTGTACCTGCTCTTTAGGCATATCACCAACTTCAACACCGACTTTACGAACAATACTAGATCGAGTGATTCTATTTAAAAGAGCTGCCTGTTCAAGGAGTGACCTCTCACGCCAAACTTTATAGTTATCATATAAAAGAGACTTACCTCTTCGGACTTTATACGTTTGACTCTTTTTACCCTCTGGATCGATGAATAATTCAACTGTTTCAGGGTATCTGGTAAAGTTATCTTCCAAACAGCCATGCACAAAGTCATCTGCTTGCCATACATTGACGTCAGTTGATTTTAGTTTAAAGTTATATGTGCCAGTCATAGACTGTCCACCGAATAAAGTAGAAGTAGCATCTATATTATTTTTTTCATTAGGAACTTCTATATAGCCATAAGTCTTACCAAATTTACCCAGCTCAAACATTGTGCCAGGGTCATCTACTTGTTCTACATAAAAACTGTAAGGATCATGATCAGGGTGTACATGAAGCTTAACAGCTTCATCTAGCTTTTCTTTAGGCTCATTATCAAAGTCTAAATTAAAAGTTTCATTTAGAGTGTTTCTGGCTGAATAAGCTTGATTAACCTTATCAGCTTTAAATACCTCATCTTCATAATCGGACTCTCTAAATAATCTTAGATACACATCACCATACTTAGCTAATGTATATGCCCAGCCATACATATTTTTGTCCGCATTCATGACATTTAGTATGTAGTTAACAAATTTACTTATCTTTGGGTCATCTGACTCACACCAGATGATGTGGCCATTATCAGCGGGCTCGCAAACATTTTCAGCATATGTTTTAAGTATTGCAGAAACTGCAGAATCTTGCGCCATAGTATCGATAAGTTGATATATCTGGTCACGAGAATTAGAAATACTTGTAAAATGCTCTAATGTAGCAATATCAAGCTGACTGCTCAAACCAGCTTCTATAATATTGTCAACTAGTATTTTTTTAACATCTATATCCAGAGTAGTTGTATTATCTAGTGTAGTTGGCTGTGTATTACTACCAACTAGTGAGCTAGGAGTCTGCTCTGGTTTAATTGGCTTTTTTTCTTCTGTCATAATCTATGGTCTCCTTCATAAAATGATTATACCATCCATAATACTTTGGTACATTTCATATTCTTGTTTTTTCTGATAGTTTATTACTTCATTGGCTGCTTGCATGTCCCAGTAAATTTTGGTAAGCTCTTCCTGGAAATCAGCTATCATTTGATGCTTTTTATATTCATCAGAAGCTTCTACATTTATATCCAATGAGGTTTCAAGGTTTTCGCCGTAATCATAGGAATACTCTTCAGCAAATTCACTTGCTAAGAATATCGCTCCACAAGCCGCGTCAGCTTGGTCTTTTGAGCCATTCTGGGGGTGGTCAATGTGCCCGTCAGAAAGCCTTTCAAGGCTTACCAGCTCTTCAGTAAGTAGCTGACAATCTTTATATATCTGAATATGCCGTTCATAAATAGCTGATTTAAAGAAAGCATAGGGTAGGCATAGCTTAGTTGTACTATCTACACGGTCAACCGAAAGAATTTTAGTATTAAAGCCATCTGCTTTTAACTGCTGTTGAATTTGTGCTGACTGATAAGTATCGCTTGATACTCCTTTAACTGCAAAGCCTCTGTCACGAAGCCATCTGATAAAGTTTCTATTTTTCTCAAAGCTTACTTGAAATCCTTTTGGCGCCTTAACTGATACTGAAAAAGCTAGTTTAAATTCAAGTTCCTTACTTGGTTCTTCATCAACTTTTTGTGGTCTTTTTCCAGTAATCCAAACACCTGCAATACCTGTTTTGTCTCCTGACAAGGACATGTCGAGATGTATAAACAAAGGTCTGGACATATCTCTGGGATTCACACGTGCTAAATCAAAGAAGTTAGAATATTGATTTGGGTCATCAGGGCTATTACCAACTTCGATAATATCTCGAATAAATGGGTTTTTGTAGGTATCGGTCTTAACTTGATTTAAACGTACACCTGAAATATACTTAGTAGAGCTTGAAGTAGAAATACCAGCGTTGTCAGTTAAAGCTAGGTCCATATTATCTTCAAAAGCTTCTCTATAAATAGGAGGAACCTTTAACATGAAGTAGCCTTTTTCTCTATATGCATTTACTTCTTCTTCTGTTGCGTCTACTGGGAGTAACTCGTGTGCTAGGAATTTATTACCAACTGCTACATAGAAACTTCCTGGGTCATCCGGTGTGCCTTTGTCATTTCTAATTACCCACTGGGGTTCATCTACAATAAGAGTAGTCTTACTCTCATTTTTGCGCTTAGTATCAATATATGATTCCAAAAAAGCCTGCTCAGAGTCTTTAGAAGAAGCAATAATGTTCATTGTCGGAAGGTATGTACCTTTACCAAAACGAGAAATCATACGTGCATCGATTTGCGAAATCATTTTCTTGAGCTTAGCCTTCTGTTTCTCTACATTATTACCAACACCAAAGTTAACTTCATCAGAGAAATTTGAAAACAAAGCACGACCAACTACATGACGGTTACTTGAGCCGAATACTAACTCAATGCCTTTAGGTGGTTGCCATTGAGGGTTAGAGCGGCTGGCATTCATATTGCCGCGTTCCATGAACCATTCTGAGCTCTGGAGTAGTTGCTGCATTTTATCCCAGCCAACGCCTTGGGCGGCTTCTAATGTTACATTTAGCATTGAGAATGTAATCTTGTCTATTGGTTGAAGCCCATAATATGTATATGGGTCTTTTAGACACATCATTCGGTAAAGCAGATATAACTGGCAAATAACTGCAATAAAAGATTTACCAAGACCGATAGAGCCGGTAAGTACTACAGTATTGTATCTAGTAGTTAGATTGTCTGGAAAAATCTCTTGTAGCTTATCAATCCAGTAAGGAAAGACTGTACATTTTCGTTCGCCAGTAAATTCATCTTTTATCCATAAGCCACGCCCAAGATATTTTTCTTCAGTTATAAATGTTATTATATCTACAGGGATTTCTTCAAAGTCAGAATATTTTAGATCTTCTAAAAGACTTGAGTAGCCTTCTTGTGAATATTCTTTTAGTATCTCAAGTGCAAGAGCTCTTTCTTCAGGAGACAGACTATTTAGTTGTTCTAAATTAAGTTCGTTTGATATCATCAATTCGAATTCTCCTTTTATACTATATATTATACGATATTATTTTTAGCCTCTGTTTCCTCCGAAGGCTTATCATTTTCTTCAGAAGACTCCTCAGGATCTTTTTCAGTCTGTTGTTTAGCTTTTCCGCCAGTACCAGCAATAGGATTCTTGTTAGACCCCTTTTTAAATTTACCGCGATTTTTAGCCCAATCGTTAATAACATCAATTAAGTCCTTGCCCGATTCAAGATCCTCGTTGTCCTCAACAATTCCGTTTTGGTCAGCTTCATCTGAAGGAACTCCGTAAAGTTTCGGAAATACAAGCTTTAGGAAGGCGTCAGGTTTCTTTTCTGATAGGTAATGGCAGTAATTTGAAATTACACTAGCAACTTTCATCATCCAGCTTCCATTTGATAGACAAGCCAAAACATGCTTGCAGCCTCTGCCCATATCATCATTTGGATTGGCTATGCCTTTTCCAGGACCGGGGTCTTTAGAGGTATCATCTACTGACATATTATTAACTATCAAATGATGGGCAAATCTATATTTAAAATCTGGACAGGTACATTTTACCCAAACATCAGAAGTATTAAAAACTTTTGTTAGTGCTTGAATAACTGTTCTGAACTCAAATTTATTTTGGTTATTTTTAATATTTTTCTGCAGCTCTGCTACAACGCCTTCAAGTTTTATTGTTACAGTATATTCGTCTGTTTCACCAACGACTGGGATGTTTACTTGCAAAATATCTTGTTTGAACAACTGGTTCATATCGATGGAGTTATAACTTTTTACGGCATTAGCTACTTTGGAGTACTTTTTACGGTCCATGCGCGTAGCGCCTCGTGAAGTATCTTTATATTTGCGGACGTTCCTAGACTGAGCTATAAGTTGATTTCTTGTAGCCTCTTCTAGCTTATATAGTTCTAGTAAACATTGTTCTTGTAATGTTTTTCTCATATAGCCCTTTGTCCTCTCAATGTATTTCTGTATAATTTAGCAAATAATTTTAGATTTAATAAAAATAAAAGGTCCAACTTAGGTAGTTAGACCTTTTAATATATTATTTAATACCAAGTAGGCTTAACCAAGTTTTGGCTCCACAGCAGCCATCTATAGTAAGTCCTTTATCTTTCTGGTAGTTTTTTAGTGCTTGAAATGTACCGTTGCCAAAATCGCCGTCAGCTCCCGCTTTACCACATGAATAGCCATAACCAATAAGCAAGGTTTGCATAGCCTTAACAGTAATGCCTTCAGTGTTTTTCAATAAAGTAGGTAGTTCAACAACATTAGTCTTACCAGTTTCTTTCTTATCTACTTTAAAATAATCGGCAATAACCTTGGCTTCTGCTTTAGCAAGTTTATCGAGATTTGACTCTACCATTAACCATTTTGTAGCTCTGGTATTTGTATGGAAGCCATGTTCTAGTATTATTCCGGGAACACCAACTGAAACGGCTCCATTAATAACACTATAATAATCCCAATTACCTTTTTCAGACTTCTTAGATTCAGCCCTACTACTTTGTTTAGTTTTCATTATTTGCTCAATACATTTAGCAAGTTGCTCACCAAGCTTATCAGCACTACCATTAATTGGCACGAAAGCTACTGGATAATCTACGGATTCCTTAGTGGCAGCATTGGAATGAATGGATAAAAATAAATCACAGCCTTTTGCTGTCCTACCTCGGGCTGTTAACCCGAGATCTTTCTTTTGTTTTGTACGAGTAGTAATGACTTTAATGCCATATTCTTCTAAGTATTTTTTTAACTTTAAGTGTAGCTTCCAAGCCATATCAGATTCATAATATTCTGGAACAACCGGGCTTTGATTATATTTACCGTAGTGCCCAGCGTCAAGACAGATTTTTATTTTTGTCATAGTCAGATTCTCCTTTTGTTAATTATTTACAAAGTTATCTATAAAATAAAATATCTGACCTTATTTTCATAAGGTCAGATATATTTACTATTTAGTTTAAAAGTTAAGCTTGCCTCTA